TGCGGCGCAGATCGAGCCGCGGGTCGGTGATCTTCTCGGGTGCGTTGTGGCCGCCGTGGCCGCCTAGCACCACGAAGGCATTGACCTTGAGCGCCAGCGCCGCCGGCACGATCCAGCCGACACCGCCGATGACGATGTCCGCGTCTCGCACCAGGGCGAGCAGCTCGCGCACAGTAAGCTCGCCGTGCACGAAGTAGCGATGGGCCGGCGGCGGCTCGCCGACGACCCATTCCTCGCCCGGCAGCAGATCGGCAACCGCAACCACGGTATGGGTCGCCATCAGCTCGGCGGCGATGGCCGCGATATATTCCGGCCGAGGGTTGCGCGCCTCGTTACGCCATTCGGTGCGCACCGTTACTGGACGGATGACCGCGATCGGCCGATCGGCATCGACCGGCGACGGCCCCATATCGGGCAGGTCGAACAGCGCCGGATCAAACCTGACGTTCAGCTTTGCCCATCTGTGCTCGAGCGAACCGATGATCGAGGTCGCCGCTATGTCGCGGCCATATGCGACCTTGATCTCCCGCAGTGGGATCGGCGCCGGTCGCACCCACCGCTCGGCCGGCTGCCGCGCCATGTTCTTGCGCTGCGTGCGCAGCTTGCGCGTTCCGCACACGAACTTGATATCGAGGTCGGCGTATAGCTCGGGCCACGGCGTCTCGAGGTGGAGTTCGTATTCCTTTGCGGCCGCCCGGATGAACGGGCGCGAGTAGCAGTTATCGCCCAAACCCCACATCCCGCGAACGAGGACGGGCTTACGCCGCACGCCGCTCATTCAATACGTCTTGCAGATCGATGACCGGCCAGAGATCGGCATAGGCGCTGCCGGGGCTGGCGTTCCACAACGTGATACCCATGGTCCGCAGCGGCTCGACCATGGTGGCGAGATCGGCGCGGTGGCGATCGTAGCGTGTCGCCTTCGGTGCCCAGCGGTGTGGCTTGTGGTGCCAGGTCCGGCCGTCCGCCGCTGCCTTGCCGTCAATGCCGAGCCAGACGATGGTGCCGCCCGACTCGATGAGATGCGCCGCCAGGTTGGTCGCCGCAGTCAGCGAGGTCCACTTCTGCATCAGGCTATCACGCTCGCGCGCGAGCCCCGGCGGATTGGTCTTGCGGCAGACCAGCACGTTCTTGGCTTCCGAAACCATGCGCGAGGTGGTGACGACACGGCCGCGGAAGTTCGCAACCGCTGCCTTGTTTTCCGGTTCGTTCCACCAGCGCCAGTCGCCGAAATAGAGGAAGTCCGCCCACGGCACCGCATAGATGCTTGAGTTGATGACGATGACCCGCCGACCGCGCAGAGCCTCAAGGTCGACGCCGAGCACTGACGGCCCGCCGCCGATGATGAAGGCGGTCTCGCCTTCCCATTCGCGCGGGACCGGCCAGAATGCACTCACGGCACGGCCCCGATGATCCGCACCGAGGGTATGCCGAATAACAATGCAACGATGAGATAAAGCCCGATGAGGGCAACTACCGCGAGATAGCATTTTCGCACCATCTCAGGCACCGCCATTCCCATCCAACTCATGAACCATAAAACTATGGCTCCTATTAAAAGGAGGATGGCCACGACAATTGCCGCATTAATTATTCCAAGCACAAGCCCGCTTAGAGACATGGCCCGCTCCTGCTATAGTGCGCAGCGGCTGACGTTGTAGCGCCAGCCGCCACCGAGCAACTGTAAGTGGATTCCAAGACGAGAGCAGGCCAAGAACCGACGGCCCTTCAAGCGACGTGCAGGCGGCGGTACGGCTTGATCAGATCGACCACGGTGGCCGACAGGTATCCTGATGACGCGGTCGACAGTGCCGGCGTGAAGTAGCTCACGCGCGTATCACCATGCTGCACTTCACGGAGGCCGGGATCACGCGAGCCAGTGGTGCGGCCCTCTTTCACCGCCTGGATCGCCGCCTGCTGCAGCCGGGCCGGCGCTTCTTCTGGCAAGTCGTAGCCGCCCCGATAGAGCACGGCGACGACGGTGCCGGCCCAGCAGCCGCCGGTCCATAGCCGTCCGCTAGCGGGATCGAATTCGATGTCGGCGGCGGTTGCACCCGCGGTTGAAACCTCGATGATCTCGACCACCGGATAGAGCGACAGCGTCAGCGCCTGCCGTTCCAGCATGACCTCGTTGCGGTCAAAGGTGAACGTCTCCAATGCCTCGGCCAGTCCGAAGCGCCGATTGCAATACTCTGCAATGAGGCGTGACTGCATCGTGATCGCGGCCTGCAGCGCGGCATCTTCCGTGGTGCCCTCAATTTCGAGCGCAAGCTTGAGGTCGTCGAGGCTGATCAGGTCAGGCCCCGCGCTGTCGGTCGACTCGTCGATGATCTCGAGGACGGAATGCATTATTTGAACCTGACCGGCTTGGCTGCGCGCTCTTGCTCCGGCCGATAGTCGCGGCCGTCGTTTCCGCGCTTGACGGCGAGGCGCCAATCGTCGGACGCACCGGGCTTGGCGGTGGTGTCGGATTGCGCAATGAAAAGCGAGCCGCCCAAGGTGACGGCGTCGCCGGCGACATAGCTCGTGCCTTCCTTCCAGACCCCGGCATCGAGGACGATGGCGGTCTTGATTTCATGGACGGCCTCGCCGACCGCCCAGCGCAGCGTGCGCCCGCCGTCCGGCGAGGTGAATGTTGCAGTCTTGAGCGCGCGCCCGACCTGCTCGACCACGCGATCCTCCAGATAGGTCAGGTCGCTGGCGTTGCGGCCGGTCTCGCCCTTGGCACCACGTTCACCGGGTGGCCCTTGCTTGCCTTGTTCCCCGCGCTCGCCCCTTGGCCCCGGCATCGGCACCAGCGCACGAACCTCGGAGAGCGCGCGCTGACATAAGGCGAGGCAAACGCCGATCGCCTCATGCAATGTATATTGCGGAGCAGGGATCATTGCTGCCTCTTATGCCGCCAGCAGGAATGCGACTACGGCCGCCTCGTCGTCATCGTGCTGCCCGGTCGCACTGCCGCTGAATTTCACAATCATGCCGTCGCCCGAGCCGCGGTTACCGCCGACGCCGGTCGCCGCCGCGCGGATAAGCCCGAGCTGCGCTGCGCTGCGGCCCGCAACGCCGGCCGATCCTGCCGCTTCGCCGACGATGCCGGGAAGCATCCCGGCACCCGCGCCGACAACACCGACAACACCGACAACACCGTGGGCCTCGCCCTCGAGCTGCGGCAGGATGCCGTAGCCGTGGCCGATGACCGGGAATGGCCGTCGCTGCGGATAGTAAGCACCGCCGCCAACGGCGATGGGCACCTCGACGGAAACAACATCGGCGTCGAGCGCATCGAGCGCATCGGCCGCCTCGTCTACAGTCCCGAACAGAACCTGCGCGCCGATCGCGGCATCGAGTTCGTCGGTGGCAGTTGCGGCCTCGACCGCATCCGCCACAACATCAGTAACCGCGTCAGCTACGTCGAGCGCACTCGCGGCCTCAGCCACAACCGCGGGGATGCAGATGATGCGGCCATCGGCGGTCCAGCAGGCACTGTCGGCGGTCCAGAGCGTACTATCAACAGTGACGCCAATGACCGGAAGCTGCGTTACATGGGTAGGCATTAACTGAAGATTTCGTCCGCGCGGGCTTGCGTCAGGATGCCGTTCGTTACGCAATCAGCGGCAAACGACTGCGTCCGCTTGCGGTTGAAATCGACGGATGGCGCGGCAGTGATGATGTCGAAATCCTTGCCGGTCTTGCCGTTGTCGCTCATGCGCCGGTCTTGCAGTAAGCGATATTCGGCATTGGTCCAGCGTGCGATCCAGTCTGCCGTAGCAACCGCAATGGTCGGGTCAGCCGGAATGGTCGAAAGCACCATGCCGGCGGAAGCGATCTGCGCCTCGGTTGCTTCTGGCTTCGGCGCAAAATTCCATTGCACGCGATCAGTCGGATGGGGAACCGACACTGATATGATCGGACAAACTTCACTGATGGCAGCATGCAAGGTCGGTTCGTCCATCAATAATGCTCCGTAATGATAATGATGCCCGAGCCTCCCGCAGCCCCAGCAAATCCAGAGCCGCCACCGGTGCCGGCTGTGCCTGCCGCACCTACGGCATAGGAATAGGTTGCGGCGGGAGGAGCAAAAATCTTGCGGACACATCCGCCGGCACCGCCACCGGAGCCCCCCAGTGTCGTGGTTACAATTGCCGTGCCGCCGCCGGCGCCGCCGCCGCCGCTGTTGGTAACCCCAGCATATCCGGTAGCACCATAGCGTCCGCCACCCCCACCACCGAAAACAGAATTTCCACCAGAGCCCCCACCGGCAAAGGTCACGCCATTGGCAGGAGGACCATTACCTGCACCATTGGCGCCCGCAATGTTGACATCACCGCCCGAGGCTGCGCCGCCCGTCCCACCAACGGCACTGGCCACAGACCCGCCACCACCACCACTGCCAGTCAATGTTCCGAATGTCGTGTTTCCGCCGGCTCCTGCGTTATTGGTGCCACCATTACCGGCACCGCCACCGCCACCGCCACCGACCAATTCCACATCAATCCAAACAACATTGGCTGGCGTGGTATAGGTACCTGAACCGCTGGTCAGGGCCTGTCGCGTTGCAGCGGTGCCGGCGCCGCTGCCGCCCGCTGCCAGCGTGCCGCCGATGAACGTGAGGTTTGCGCCGATGGTGACAGTTGACCATGTATTGGCGGCCGATCGATAGTAGATCGTGTTGGTGCCGGTCAGCGCAGCAATGGCGGTCAGATCAGCGTCGAGCGGTTGATAGCTTGTTGCAGCGACGCTCGTCGTCAGGAAGGCGGTGTCGGCGGTATAAAGCTCGGTGAAGTTTGCATTACACTTGGTGAATGCCGTTCGCGCCGGATCGCCGGTGCCATCGTTGGGAGCAGCACCTACATTGATGGTCTGCTGCGCCATATCTTTACGGCATCACCAGCCGGAATGATTTCAGCAGCACCGGAGCGCCCCGTCTAATCTGTACGCCGTCAAGCATGATGACCGCGTCGGAATTCTCGTCGCCGACATCGCAGGAGAAGACCTCGCTGCCGTCAGCAGCCAGGATGCGCGCGGCCATGGCGTTGCCTCTGTCGCGCGCGAGCGCTTGGCCAATCTCTCGAAACTCAAGTTCGCTGTCGACCGCAGCCATGGTTGCCGGATCGGACAGTTGCATCACCGCGAGTATCTTGCCGTCACCGGTCAGCAACTCGATGCTGCCGCCATCCATCAACTGGGACAGCGCGTCGAGCATGGCATTGCTCGCGGTTTCAGACAGGTTGATCATCGTAGACCGGGACGAAGTTGCCGTCCGCGTCGCGCTCGATGCGGGTGACCTTGGTCGGCCGCGGCGACTCGCGCTGGATGGCCGGCGACTCGTGCAGCATCCGCACCGCGCTGGCGATCTGCTCGGCCAATTCGGGCGGTAGCATTGCAAGCTCGCCGCTGTCGCCCCTCGGGCCAGGCGGCCCTTGTTCGCCGGGATCGCCCTTCTGCATCGGCCGCGCTTCGAGTTCAGCGAGGCGTGCGCCGAGTACCGTTACGGCATCCGTCACAACCTCGCGCACGAACGGGACAAGGCCCCGCGCTAATTCATTCAATTGACCTTCATCCATCACGCGGCCTCGCGATATACAGCCTGCAATGCCCGCGTGAATTGCGGTGCGAATTGCTTCGGCGCGGGCTCTTCGTCTTCCGCCTTCGGCTCTTCAGCCGCCGGCTGCTCCTGCTGCGGCGCTGCTGCTGTTGCTGGCTTGAACGGATCGTCCTGCGCGTCGCGCTTGGCGAGCGCTTCCAGGCTGTAGTTCTGCTGCTGCAGAAATGGCTGATCGCCGCCTTTGACTGGTTTTAGGTCAAACTTGGCGCGGCCCTCGTTTGGCGCCATGGTGCCAGCGCCCTGTAGAACCTGCACGGTGGTCGCCAGCGTGACGCTGTCCATTCGCAGTAGGTTCTCGGTGTCGAATTCGGTGCCGATGCTGGCACCCCAGCCAATGCCGAGCGCGTGGTCGAGCGCCTCTTCAATCTCCTCGATGTGGCTTTGCAGCGCCTGCGAATAGTATTCGACGTTGAGTGCCTGCACGTTGTTGTAAGTCGGTATCAAGCCGACGCCGACCTTGTAGGGAGGCACATGATAAACGGAGCAGACCACCTCGGCCGACCATTTCAGGTTCTCGATCATTTGAACTTCGGTGTTGGTCATCGTCATTTTTTCGTACTTGACGCCGCCGGTCATGACCGCGACGCGACCGAGATTGGAGCGCGAGAACCGCACTTCCCATTGCTCCTTGAACCGCTGTTCCTCTTCCTGGGAGACTTCGCCAGGCAGCGTAAGAATGCCGCCGGGCACCGACGCATTCTCGAACAGCAGCGCGGATGCCTTTTGGCCGTTGAGGGCAACCATCGAGGCCAGGCCGCTGGCGAACACCGGCGGCGTCCCGACCAATGGATGAAACAGACAG